ATGAAAAAAATTTCATGCATTTTTATACACTTATGATTTGTGTATTCGTGTATTTTGTATCTTGTATTTTGTACCATGCATTTGTATTCTGTATTTTTGCGACTTGCGTTAGCCGAGCAAGCACCCATTCGTGTGGGCGTCCTGCGGCACCCATACCCATGGGTTCGCGTCCCATGACCCGGGGCCGAGCAAGCACCCACCCCTACGCGGACCACGAGGGGGTGCCGAGCGCCGTATCGACACCCACACCCCTATAACTCCGACACCCTCTTCACAACCAAACTATACAACTCAAACCACGCAATTTTCAACCGCACTGCCTTAACTATGTAAAGAAGTCTTCTTCCCTCCCCCCATGTGGACCAAGGCCCCCGGCGCTCTTTCGCTTAGGTTCTGCCGCTTGAAATTATGGAACGTCTCGCGTACTATGGGCGCATGACCAACCTCGTACACTCCAACCGCCGACTTCAGAGTTACGTTGTGCAGTCTGGATTTACTCCGGAAACGCTGTACAACTTTCCTGCGCGTCACATAATTCCAGAACAATACCTGGAAGAAGTGGGCATTCGTCGTATTGCGGAAATGCTTTGTTATGGTGTTAGCATTCGTCATGTAGCTAACTACTTACAAGTAAGTCCGATTGTACTTAAAAAATGGATACGTAGTGATCCAGAAAAGATGGAGTTTTACAATCTGGCGCTTGAAGTAGCGGGCGAGGAGTTCGCTTTTAAGGCATTGGAAGATTTGGAAAACGCCGATATTCACTCAAAAGCGGATGTTGCACGTGCTTCGGCAGTAGCCGAGCATTTACGATTTATGGCGAAGTCGTATAATAAAGAACTGTTTAGTGAGCGAAAGGAAATAAAAGGAACGGCTACAACGCCATTTGTGCTTAACGTGTCTTTCGATAATACGAAGTCTAATCGTACCATAGATTTAGAAGTGGATTCCTACGGTGAAACCTAAACACGCTGTAAGCTCCGCTCCAAAAGATAACGTAATTAACTATAACGCAACGCCGACTGGTTCCGAATTTCACCGTTCTGATGCTCCGTTTCGATGTTTGATGGGGCCGGTAGGGTGCGGTAAAACAGTTACTTGCGTTATGGAGTTGCTTTTTCGCGCGCTGAACCAAGAACCGAATAGTAAAAATGTGCGAGAGTTTAAATGGCTTATCGTGCGAAATACATATCCGATGTTGGAATCGACAACTGTCGAGACGTTCATTCGGTGGATACCTCCAACAATATGTAAAATGACCTACAATTATCCGATCGAAGGTCGAATAAACTGCCCACATCCGTCAGGAGATGGAACGATTGTCGATGCGCGGTTTATTTTTATGGCTCTTGACCGGCCTGAAGATGCGAATAAACTTCTTTCATCGGAGTATACTGGTGCCTGGTTAAACGAGGCATCAGAAATTAACCGTGCGATCTTTGAACGAATATTCACTCGACTGCGGTTTCCTCAGACAGTAAAAGACGCAAACGGTAAAAAGCTCTATGGTCCAACTTGGACTGGCGTGATCGCCGATACAAACCCGCCAAAAACGAGCCACTGGCTTTACGATGAGTTTGAGAACAAAACACCAGATTTAAATAAGTCAAGGCTATTTAAATACCCACCTGCGGCTTACTACGACTATGAGTCGAAGTCGTGGAAGGTAAACCCTGACGCAGAAAATCTCTCAAATCTAGATGATAACTATTACAAACAACAGTTAGATCGTCTGTCAGAAGACGAGATACGTGTCTATCTTGCTAATGAGTACGGCATGGTAAGGCACGGTTTGCCGGTGTTTCCCCAGTACTCGGAATCGTTGCATGTATCAAAACAGCCGTTGGTTCCGCATCGTGGACTGCCGTTAATACTTGGTTTCGACTGGGGGTTGAATCCGGCGATGGTGGCGGCGCAGCTTTCGCCCATGGGGCGGCTGCACTTGCTGGACGAGTTCAGCCCCGAGAACGAGGACTTGGAGTCGTTCCTCGACGACTACGTGCTGCCGCTCCTTAGAAGCCGCTACAACGGCTTTCGAATCGAGGCCGTGGGTGACCCTGCGGGTCGAGGCCGATCGGCGCTGGACAAGCGCACGCCGCTCGACGTGGTGCGCTCTAGAGGCATTCTGGTCCGACCCATCGGCGACAACTCCTTCGTCACCCGCAAAGAGGCGGTTGACTACTTCCTGAACAGAACTAATGGGCTGTTAATTGACCCAAAACTTCGTATGCTGCGGGAAGCGCTTGCTGGTGGGTACTGTTACGCTAAGCTAAGTAATTCGGCTTCTTACAGAGAAAAGCCGGATAAACAGAATCCTTACTCGCACATCGCGGATGCGTTGCAGTATTTATGCTTATATGTACGATACGGTCTGTCTGGTGGTACTAAGCAGCCGAAACGCGAAGAAACCCAACGATCTTACGCATGGGCTTAATATGTCGAACGTTGTGAGGCTTTCCGATAAGTATCCGCGCAGTGTGGTTGACTCACTTAGGCAGATAATTGAGGATCACGAGAAACAAAACATTAAACTCGAAAGCGCGGTATTGCTTCTCGGACATTCCGATAAGCATTTTTATTATTTGTTAGGAGAGTACTCGCAACTGTCCACAATAGGTGGACTTGAGCTAGTTAAACGAGTGGTGATGAGCGAGTTTGAACCTTAGTTGGTGTGCCGGTTACGCCGTCCGGCGCTACTTCGTTCTCAACAGGGGAGAGGGGGAGGGTCACTGAGAACTGGCCGAACCGTCGAGGGGGAGGCCGACGGGCCGTGTAGCCGCGTGCCGCAGCCGAGAGTATACTCACACCGGACTCCACGTCAACGCCACAACGACTCCGCCGCTTCACAAGTTCGAGCAGATTCATGATATGTCGCCAAACCAGATACGAGAGTGGTGGGAGTTTTTTGCACAGGCTCCGTTAAGTATTGTGCTGTTGGCGGTTAATCTGACTATATTGTATGGTTTGGTAAAGTTTGTTATACATATAGTCAGAGAAATACGAGCAACGATGGACTTAAATTCGACGTTGCGAAGCGACTTAATGTTAACTATAAAAAGACAAGAAACTTATATAGAAGAGCTTGAGGATCTCGTTGAGGATTATAGAAATCAGTTAAAAGGTAGAAAAAATGCTACGGACGAGTCAACAAGGTCTCAATTTGATAAAGCACCATGAAGGGCTGCGTCTGACAGCGTACAAATGCCCCGCTGGCAGGTGGACCGTGGGATACGGCCACACGCGAACCGCGCATGAGGGAATGCGCATTACTGAGGAACAAGCTGAAAACTTACTTGCTCGTGATATCTCGATTGCGGAGCGGTGCGTTATAGCAAACGTTACGTCGAGAATTAATCAGCCGATGTTTGACGCTCTTGTGAGTTTTGTGTTTAACCTCGGTTGTGAGAGATTTAAGACATCTACGCTGCTGCGGTTTTTGAATGAGGAGCAGTACCATAAAGCAGCAGAGCAGTTCTCTCGGTGGGTAAACGCCAGAAATCCGAAAACTGGAAAACTTGAGCCGTTGCCGGGCCTTGTGGCAAGGCGAGCAAAAGAAAGACAGATGTTCGAAAAAGGAATGCTGGAGATTATCGGTTCTACTGAAGGCGGTAATCAGCTTCCTCAAGATAATCCTCGATACCCAACTAAATCTACGACAAATGCAGGTCTCGCTGTAACAACTTTGGGAGTCGTAGGAACAGAAGTGACACAGCTTGCTAACGATGTTAGCCCTCTTGTAGCGTACTCGGATAGTATTAAAACTGTATTTGTGATTTTGACTTTGGTCGGAATCGCTATTGCAGCTTACGGAAGGTTTAAAGTCTACAAGGAGAAGGGAGTATGAACGCTGTTGCAGCTATTCCTACTGCGTCCAAGATGGCTAAGCTGTGCATTGGCCTCGCAGTTTTATCGTTTTCAGCGGGTGGGCTAGCAGTTTGGACTTTTCAGGACATTCGCTATGGTGCGCAGCTTGCTGCAAAAGATGCTTTCATAGCAAATCTTGAGAAGACTATTGCGGAAGAAAAGTCAGCCGTCCTTGAGCGAGTGTCACAAAGAGGTGCGGCTTTGGACCGTAAATATAGCGAACAGTTTGGCGCGTTGCAGAGGGCTATTCAGAATGCCAAAGTCAGTATATCTACCGATAATCAGCCTCGTTTGCTTACTCCTGACGAGTTGTGCATCTTGGAACAAGCAGAAAGAATCGCCAAAGGTGCTGAGTTGTCCGGAAGTTGTGGCAAAGCCAGTATTGCCCTTTCCTCCAGTAAGTAGTATAAAAACTGATCAAGACGCTATAGTCTTTTATATCTATGCGGCTGGTGCTTACAGAAGCTGCGTACTCGCGCTTGAGGATTTAGAAAAACGAGCGAACTCACGTTCAAGAGATTCAGATGAGTCAGACAAGTAACGACGTGTTTAGCGAGTATGAGCGCCAGATGTCGCAGCTTGCGATAGAACGCGCTCTTGGCGAGTATGTTAAGTCTAAGTTTAAGGAAGCGGAGGATCACCGCACTGAGACAGGAATCTCAAGGCGGTTGGAAGCGTGCCTTCGTGCCAAGAAGAAGGAATACACTCAAGAAGAACTGCAACTCCATAATGGCATCGACATTTATGTCGGTATTTGCGATTTGAAGAGTAAGGGAGCTGAGTCTTGGATTACAGATATTTTGCTCAGTTCGATTGACAAACCGTTTACTCTTAAACCCACGCCGATTCCTGAACTGCCTGAGTGGATGAAGGAACAGGTTGTGGACATGCTTGAACAAGAGCTGCAGTCCATAGGAGTTGAAAATCTGTCCGGTTTGATGGACAGAGCAAAAGAACTTAAAAACATCACGATGAAATACGCTGTTGATAGCGCAGAGCGTGCTGTCGCAGCTATGGAAAAACATATTGAAGATCAGCTACTTGAAGGCGGCTGGCGCACTGAGTTCGCTTCGTTTATTCACAATTTAACGGTATTTCCTTTCGCTGTTATTCGTGCTCCGATTATTACGTCGCGCCCTATTGGAGCGTGGGACGGAGACAAGTTTTCCGTAAAACAGCGTCCTGTTTGGTCTGTTAAAGCAGTTTCTCCTTTTGATTGTTTTTGGTCGCCTGATTCAACTAACCCACAGGATGGCGAGTATTTCATTCAAAGAGCTAGACTAAGCCATTCTGAACTATACAATTGCATCGGCTTGCCGGGGTTTAACGAAGAAGCTATTCGCCAAGTCCTTGATACCTACCGTCACGGGTATTCCGTGGAAGCACATGGCGATAGCGTTCGAGATGACTTAGAAGAAAAAGATGATACTCTTTTTAGCGGCAACATTGTAGAAGTGCTCATTATGAATGGGCGCATTCCGGGAGAGTTGCTCGCAGATAATAACGTTATTGTTCCAGACATTCAGCAGCATTACGAAAGTGAAGTTTGGGTTGTAGACAACATCTGCATTCGAGCTGTATTAAACACACATCCGCTTCTTGTTAGACCGATTTACAGCACATCATTTAGTAAAATTCCAGGAACTTTTGCCGGGCAAGGTGTTGTAGATTTAGTAAGAGACATCGAACGCATGGCTAATGCTTCGATGCGTGCTGCGTTACGTAACTTTGCATATTCGGCTGGACCGATTGCTGAAGCGGTTGTTGAACGGTTTGAGGCTGGTGAAAACCCTCAAGAAGTGCAGCCGTTCCGTATTTATAGCGTTAAACCTGATTATACAGGCCAGAATGGGGATGCCATAAAGTTTAGAATCGTTCCAAACGTCGCAAACCAGCTCATGGAAGCGTTTGCGTACTACATGAAATTAGCGGACGATTTTAGCCAAGTTCCTGCGTATGTCCTCGGCAATCCGCAAGTTGCAGGTGCGGGGCGCACTTTAGGCGGGCTGTCAATGCTGATGGGCAATGCGGCAAAAGGGATTAAGCAGGTTCTACTTAATATAGATAGAGACATCATAGAGCCTCTTGTATACTCGTACTACGTACTTAATATGGCAGTCGGTGATGACGACTCTATTAAAGCAGACGCGCATGTCGTAGCTCGTGGTGCATCTGGATTGCTACAGAGAGAGCTTGCTCAAACTAGAACCGTTGAGATTTTGAATTTGTTAACTCCGTATGTCCAAGCAGGTGCGCTTGATGCCTCCAGCATTAAAATTCTGCTTCGTGAGATACTGAAAACTACAGGCTTGCCTGTGGACGATATTATTCCTGATCCTCAAAGATTAAGTGATATTGAGTCCGCTCTGAATCGTGTTGGGCTCGCGAACGGGCTTGCTCGCGGGGTTTCCGATCCTGTACCATTACCGCCACAAAGCCAGCCGCCGATTCCTGAACCGGCGTTTCCTGTTCCTGTCAACCTTCCTACAGGAGCTTGACAATGATTTTCGATGGTAGCCCAGTTCTTGTTGGCGATTCCGTGTTTGATTTAGCCTACGGTCCTGGAATTGTAGTTGAGTTGAAACCTGTTGAACAGAGGTTTATTGTCCGTTTTGGACAAAGATACGTAGGATACACGCTTAGCGGAGTTGGTAATTTTGACAGAAAAACGCTTTACTGGCGCGATCCTGTTTTAAGTTTGCCGGTTCCAAAGTCCTCTGACAAGTGGTCGCTTTTTACTCAGATTAAGCAAAGCATTCATAACGCTATTTTAGGCTCTAACTAATGGCGAACGAGATATCTAAAACTCCAACACCATCCTTAGCTTCGGGGCAGTCCGAAGTTTTGATGGGATCGCATGTTTTTTCTGCTTTAAATCTGACGTCTCCTATTATAGTTGTTGATAGAGAGCCGGTTAAAGTCGTAGTTTTTGGGTTAACTGGCGATGCTACGGTTACAGTTCACCAAGTTTTTGGCGTCAACGACGATTTAGTATCTGAAGAATACAGGCCCTATCCGCAGGGCCTTGTTTTTAGCTCAGACAGAAATGAAATAATCTTACAAAGGTCTGGTCGTTACAGACTTGTAGGGGCTGAAATTACGCAAGAAGTTCGCGCCTTTTGGTGGAACTTCTCAATGACGCATGAGTGGACGGACATTATTGAAGAGGCATTAAGGTATCTGTGTGCCTGCGTTCGTCCAAATGACGTTGAACTTGTCGCTGGCAATGGCATTTTAGTTGAAAATCTTGGCGGTGGTACTTGGCGAGTTACTAACACTGCTATTCATACAGCAGTTGATACTGCCACTGTTGACCACCAAATCGTAAGCGGCGTCTTAAGCTCGCATGTTAAGCTGTCAGAAGACCCGGGCAATGAAATGTTTGCCCGAGATGACGGTTTGTATGCTACGATTTCAGACCCAAATGCTCCGTGTAACTTAGGTAATCTTGTACAACCGTTTAATGGGCGAGTTCGTAATGCACGCTTTCTTGTTCTCGATAATCAGGGATGTATTCGTTGGGTGCGTGCACGTTCGCTTGCAAACTATATTTGCGATTTTGAGTGTGAAGAAGAACCGCCGCCATCGAGTTGTTGTGCTTTAACGTTTACTCACTCGGTCCAAACCATTGAGTCAGTTGGTGTCGGTACAACTGTTCAAATAACTTTAACTGCTACTGGCTCGAATAGTGCCGCTTGTAGAGCTTTTACAAATAGCCTTGCGTTCTCTCCATTGATAGGGCAGAGTGTTAATGGTTGGAGATATGACGGAGTTTCTTTTTCTGGTGCAAACCCATTTACCAACGTAGACTTTAATACAGCTAACATAACCTCTTGGTCTGCAGTATTTACGTTTGTAGCAACTGAATGTAATTCTAACGGTAGAAATATAAGCTTTACCGCTACAGGTAATTGCCGAAACTCGCTTGGTCAGATTATTTCTGGTTCGGAAGTTACGTACCCAGTTTCAGTTACTTTACCTCCGATTACTGAAAATTGTGGAGGTGTCGAACCGCCGCCAAGTTGCTGCGGTTTGGGTATTTCTATTAGCTATACGCCGCTTTCAGGCCCGGTTGCAGTTGGAGCGTATTTCGACGTTACTGTTCTCTCCGTTTCGTCGCCTTCTTCAAACTGCCATGGCAGGCTTTTTCCGAATGACCTGCTCGCTTTGACGCCTGCTGGATGGGTTGTTGATAGCGTTACTAGCACTCCTACGGGCCAAGACATTCGCACAGGCGTTAACCATAGTATCGCTGGTACCAGCTTTATTACTAACGTTATTCGTCTTCGTGCGGTTGAGTGTGTTCCAGCCGCTTCGCCACCTTTTACTGTAAGCGGTGCTTGCTTTAATTCATTTGGAAACCAGTTAGTAGATACTTTTGTAAGCGAGACTGCGATTATATCTTTTCCGCAAGTTAATGCAAATTGCGAAGGAGGCCCGCCTCCCGGAAGCTGTTCGAGTTCGTATTCGCATAGTATATCCTCTATTAGTTCTCCAGTATCTGTTGGAGACACGTTCTATCTTGACGTCACTCTTACGGGCACTAATGCGGCTGCAGCAAGAACTAAGAATTTCGCTCTTAATCAACCGGCGTCAATCCCGTCTGGATGGACTTTGCAGTCTATAAATGTCATAGGGTTGCCGCCAGCGTATGATCCGGTAAATAGCGAAGTAGACTTCCATTTAGCTAATGTTACTTCGTTTACAGTAAGATACACTTTTGTTGCTTCAGCATTAAATTCTGGAGGCACGTCTAACTTCGTAGTTAGCGCTAGATGCGTGGATAGTTCAGGCAACACGCTTCCCGGCACTATCATAAATTATCCAATAAACATTCAATTTCCTGCTGTTACCAATACTGGTACTGGTCCCACGCCTACTTGCTGCGGGCTTAGTCTTGATGTCGAAAGCGTCATACCAGTTGGAGGTAAATGCGAGATTGCAGAAGTTGTTTTCGTCGTAACGTCAAATTCGCCTACGCCAAGTTGTGCAGCTAGAACGGAGCCGTTTGCGCCAACTGTTGGTGGACCAAATGTTTTCACTATAATTAGTACAGAAACGCTGTTGCTCGACAACTCTCCAGCGCCGTTTGATGCAAGAAACGGTGTTGATTTTAGAACAAGAGGTGTGAGCGGGTGGAAACTTAGAGTTAGAGCTAGAGCTATCAACTGTGTTGGCGAACCAGAACCGTCCGATATGGCTATAAGCTTTAGCGGCGGATGCGTTAATGAAGCAGGAAACTATATCGGCGGGTCGCCGTCTAGTTACTCTGCTATCGCTATAATAGGTTCGCCAATCACTAACTGCACTGCAATTTGTAGCTAATTATGGCAAATAAAAAGACTACGCATCCGACACCTACTGTTTGGGCTGCTGGCAACGAACGGCAGCCTTTTTCGATGGTGTTTTCGCCTGCGTCTACTTCTCAGTTTTCGCAAAATATAAATGTCGATAGAGAGCCTGTAAAAGTCGTAGCTTTTGGGCTTCGTCAAGACGAGTTTATAGAGATACTGCATTTAGCCGGAGAAATGTCCGGTAGTGCGTTTGAGGCGTATAAACCGTTTGACGGCGCGCTTGTAATAACTTCTGAACAAAATGAAGTTACTTTAGCCCGTTCTGGTCGATACAGACTTCGTTTTCAAGGCACTCATGGCCAAATGTACTGCTTCTGGTGGCAGTTTAGTATGACCCATGAGTGGATGAACGAAGTTTTAGCGAACGGGCTTAGGCAACTTTGCGAGTGCTTACAGCCGCCTCCGTTTGAGATAGTCGCTGGAACTGGTATACAAGTAACGCAGCTTAGCCCCATCTTATGGCATATAGCTAATACTTTTGCGGTTGATGTTGCAGATACCACGACTATAGACCATACTGTTACGACTGTAGCGGGGCTTAGAGTTTTAAGCTCAAATGTACTTGTTTCGCCGTATGCAGGCAATCTAATACAAGTTCGTCCTGACGGGCTATACGTTAATTTAAGCTCACAGCTAACACCCTGCGGTTTTGGAGCGCTTATTCAGCCTTCTCCAGATAGAATGCCGCTTAGGTTATTAGCGCTTAATGAGTTTAACTGCATTACGAGTATTCCTGCTGAAGACGTTGCAAGATATCTCTGCAATGTCGATTGCACACCGACGGTTAACCTAAGCGTCGTAAAAACAGCGTCTCCAGAGAATCCACAGTACGGTGAGTTGACAACGTTCACTGTTACCATATCTAATAGTGGACCTGAAGATGCCGTTGATCTGCTTGTTAGAGATTCGCTCCCACCGGGATTCTCTAACTTCGAGCCGATTCCCATTACGTACACAGGTGGTGCATATGGGCCACCAAACACAACTAGAGTTGGTTTAGCTACGGGGTTTTATTGCGGAATTCCGGCTGGCGGGTCGCTCACTTTTACGGTTCAGGCGTACCCTTGGCAGCTTGGAAGATACACGAACACAGTGTTTGTTGAACTTTTGCCTCTCTATATTAATGAAGGCAACAGTTTTGCTACTGTTTCTGGCAATGTCGTTGCTTCCGAAAACGACTTGTCGATCAAGATTGCGTACCATCCTGAGTACACAGTTGGCGAACCGAACTACGTTATAGTTGAAGTTGCAAATAATAGCCCGGTTCCAGCGCCAAATACTAACGTCGCCATGTCAAGGCCACAGCCTATGTTTGATCCGTATCCTGCTCCGGATGGCGCAGTTATTGTTTCGCGTGATTGGACACCCGGTCTTGATGTGACTTTCACAGAAAGCGCTTTTGGATTCCCTCATAATTTAGGAACTATACCTCCAGGCGGCAAAGTGTATATTAGGCTTTGGCTCAATCCCGCACTTGCCGAAGTATATTCTGAATATTTCTCTGTCTACTCTGATTTAATAGAGTCTGATACTATAAACAATACTACCCACTTTCTTGGAACTATCAAGTCCCCATGATAGAAAAAATTGGAGTTTTTCTATTTAATGCGTTTACCTTTGGCACTGACTGTCCAACTTGTATTGGTTGGCGAATCGGTTTAGCTCTTTTTATTATGTTTTTTGTTGGATTTTGCTCAGCTAAGCTGTGATAGATATACACATAATTCGGTACCATTCACTATCAAAACCTGAATGGTTTGATAGGTGCGTAGCTTCAGTTACGCATCCTAAAACTGCTGTACATGTTATTAACGGCACCCCGAAACCACATTTTGGAAAACTCCGTGTAGATGCGTTCAAAAAAGGTAGTGGAGAATTTGTAAGTTTTATAGATGACGACGACTATCTTTTACCGAATGCTGTAGATGTTCAATTAAAGAACATCAAAGATGCAGACTTCATTATATCAGGCTATCTTATAGAAGGCGGTTTAAAGGCAAGCGTTACCCCTTCAACATTGGATTACAAGATAGCTAGAAAGCGGTTATACTATTTTCAAGGTTTTAAGTTGATTAGACGTAAAGTTGTTGAAAAGTACTACGATATATTAAAAGATTGCGAAATCTTTGAAGATGCGCTTCTTTGGTGCATTCTTACTAAAAAGCATAAAGGAGTTATAACTACAGAACCGCTTCTTTATAGAACAGAGCATTCTGCAAATGTATCAAAAGACAAAGTCGCTACTCGTCTAATGAATCGCAAAACTTTTGAGTATTTTATTTCGCAGGCCAATAATGTCTAACGCAAGTAACGAAATTTACAGTATACTTAGTTTGACTAATCCAGCTACTCCGCCAGTTAGGTTAGTCAACGGCAAAGCTACTTTCTTTGCAGCGGGACTTTGGAACGGTAGCACTTACGATCCTTTGCCGCATGACGTACTTTTTCAAGTCAGGCCATACTTTAATTTTGATGGCAGCCCTTGGACTAACGTTAATGCCGGCTAGTTTACGGTGCATACTCAGACTGCAAACGGGTTTGCCGCAACAATTTACCTAGGTGGTGAGTGGCAGGTTAGAGCCGTTATTGGTCCTGTTTGGGCTTCTGGATCGCAGGCTGGAGTTAGCATCGGTGCCTCAGTGGAGAGTAAATAATGGCGATTTCTCAAAAAAATATTATTTACGATCCAACTCCTGATTGGAGCGAGATTGAGAACAAACCTACGGCGTTTCCTCCTGAGCCGCATACTCATCCGTTATCTGATATTCAACAATCGGGCGCAACGACGGGGCAGGTGCCGCAGTGGGACGGTACTGCGTGGGTGCCCGCAACGGTTAGTGGCGGCGGCTCTCCGGGCGGCAGCGGAACCGAAGTCCAGTACCGAGTCGACGCAAGCACCTTCGGCGCGATGGCCGGCACCGCCTGGGACAACACCAACCGCACGCTGACGATCACGGGTGCGACAGTCACGACGTCGCAGCCTCTTCTGAATCTCTCGCAGACGTGGAACGACGCTGCGGTCGATTTCATCGGCTTGCAGTTCAACGCGATAAACACCGCCAGTCATGCAAACAGCCGCTTGTTGTCTTTAAGCGTCAACGGAGATTTTCAGTTTGGCGTAGGTGTAGACGGGGCGATCGTAACATCAAAAAGTTTTTCGGCTTACGATCTTGTAAGGACTGGGCGGGTTGGGATTCGCCATGACGGATCGGACAGGCTTCAGTTTGGCGTTGTGTTTGGAGGATCGGTTAGTGGTAGATTTTCAATTCACGTTCTCGAGGGATGGTCTGTTGCTCAAGCCGGATACGGCTTTGCGGCAGACGTATCGCTTAGTAGCGTCACTCCTGATCTTTGGCTAAGGCGAGACGCTGCGAACATCCTTGCCCAGCGCAACGGCACCGCCGCGCAGACGTTCCGCGCGTACAACACGTTCACCAACGCCAGTAACGGAGAATGGCTGTCTATTGGATGGGCGTCGAATGTCTGCACGATTACGCCGCAAGCTGCCGGAACTGGCACTCTGCGGCCGTTGATTGTCCGGCATCCACCGGTTACGGTGGCTTCGTTGCCGAGCGCGTCGAGTGTCGGCGCTGGTGCGCGGTGTATGGTCTCTGATGCGTCCGCGCCTGTGTTTGGTGATGTCGTAGCTGGAGGCGGCAGCATTATTGTTCCTGTATATTCAGATGGCACAGATTGGAGAGTGGGATGATTACAGTAGTTATTAATGACCGTCGTTTACTTGCTGGTGTTCAGGCTGCGTGGTTAGCAGGACGGCCGCAAGATGAGGAAAGCCAGCTTTATTATCCTCGCAGTCCTCAAGAATGGTTACAACAAGTTGTAGAAGCTGCTTGTCGTAGTTATCGCGATCAATACAGTCCAGATAAAATTAATGTTGCAGATTTTATTATTCGCGCACCAGACGTTTTTTCTCGTGTAGTGCAAGATTCTTCGAACGATCCTGTATTAACAGCGCTACTTGCGCGCTTACGATCAGAAGCTTATATATGGCTTGAATCAGATGAAGTTCGGCAAGGTGTTCAATATTTAGTACAGCGGGGCTATATAACTCCGGAGCAGGCGCAAAATCTACTTGCTTATTAAGGTGTAGTATGACTCGTAGTATTATTGACATTCGCGATACTACTAAGAATGAGTTTGTAGTTAATCCAGACTCAAAGCAACCTGCATTGTTTGCTAGTGATTGTTTGATTCGAGCGTATCTTCGAGAAGTGTCCGGAAATACTGTTCCGTTACTTTTTACTCCTACCGAAATTGCTAATGCACGAAATCGTGCTAAAACAAACCCGGAAGATGTCCGCCCACTTGCTTCAAAGTGGAAGCGTATTTTAAGCATTATTTGTGAATGATATGATTAAGCGCGGAAAAGAAACTTTTTCTGGCTACAACAAGCCTAAACGCACGCCTAATCATCCAACTAAATCACACGCAGTTCTTGCGAAAGTTGGAGATAAAGTTAAGCTAATTAGGTTTGGTCAGCAAGGTATTAAAGGTTCGCCAAAGAAATCTGGTGAATCTGAATCTTATCGAAAACGACGTGAAGCTTTTAAAGCTAGGCACGCTAAAAACATCAAAAAAGGCAAAATGTCAGCTGCATATTGGGCTGACAAGGTGAAATGGTGATGTCAATTATAGGTCAGATCGTGACTGCACTACCAGATAATTCGCTATACGCGCCTTCAGAAATCCTTAATGGAGATTCTCGAATCTTATTTGGACCGGACTCGGTTGACGACAAGTCCGCAGTTTTTGTCGTACTTAATCGACCGTATACGATTCGAGCGTTTAATTTGATTTCTGGAGAAAGTGTAAGCATTGAAATGGTAGCTGGTCCGGGGTCCGGAACCATGTTTGCTCAGGCGGTGACGCCGGAGGGCAATCCTGTTGTCTTGACTCCGGGCAGGCCGTCGTATACGCTGTTCATCGCAGGCCGCTATAGAGCGCGGCTTAACGGTAGAGTTGGAGAGGTTTACGTCGATACCTTCCCAACTGATCTGTTGCGTACAAGTGGGTATTCAACTAACTACGGGACTTAAATATGAAATACTCTGAAAAACGTAAAACTGGTAGCCGTGGTATGGCTGGTCATGCTACTGAGCATAATCGTTCACTGTTTGCGCATAAACAAGCAGAGTCTAAGCTTCATGCGATGAAAACTAGCGGATGCAAGACTTGCGGAAAGCGTAAAAAATGAATGATAAGGAAAAGAAGCTGATCGAAGAGCTTCGACGGTCTCCTTTGCTTAAACAGTTTCTTGAGTACATTCACGAAAAGGAAGCTGCGCTTGATGTTTGGAAATATGTGAGTGAAGACAATCTCAAGCGAATTCAAGGAAAAGCGCAGCTTATTGACGAAATTAAACGGGACTTAGCAAATGGCCGGTAAACCAGCATCAATCAAAAACATGCGGACGCTTCCGCCTATGAACCCGGAAGCGCCTTCGTCAGCGGTGGTTAATGCCGTTACTTCGGAAGAGGTTAACCAAGCTGTTGAACAAGACGTTTCCGAAGCTAACGAAGATCCGTGGGCCATTGCTGAAGCCGCTCAAGTTTCCGACAGTACAGAGAACTTTCAGCCGAGCCAACCCACAGTTCCGGTTCATGCGCCTTCTAATGAAGTTGCTAAAGTTCCTGATTATGTAGCTGAGCTTGAAGAACAGCGCCGTAAAAACAGAGAACTTACTGAACTTGTACTTGAGTTAAACGAAAAACTTGATAGGTTGGCCGCTAGTCAGCAAGCTAAACCGCAAGCTCCGTCTACGCTTAATATTGATGAGAAAGACTTAGAACTTTCTCCTAACGAACAAGAAGTTTATAAAGAGTCGCTTCCGGTTATTGAAAAAGTTGTTAAGAGGCATCTTAAACAACTTGAAAATGTTTTGACTAATCGTATCGAAGAAGTTAAGACTGTTTCAGCTAAGAACGACCTTTCTTCTTTCGTTAACGCAGTTCAACTTCGTGTTCCGAATGCTAGAGCTTTAACTAAAGATCCGTCTTTTATTCGCTACCTTAGCGAAAGAATTCCAGGAACGGGGTTGACTAGAAAACAGATTTTTGATTTAGCGCACGAGAATAGAGACCTTGAAGCGGTTGTTAGCATTTTTGAAGGGTTTTCAGACAAGCCAGATGCAACCGCTTCCATGAAGGCTCCAAGTTCAGTTGCAGCTAATCCACAAGTTACAGCCCCTACTCGTTCGACTCAGGGGCGTAAGCCTGTTTTTAAAGAGTCGGATAGTAAGAGGCTGAGTGAGGATTTTAGAAGTGGCAAAATCTCGTTAGATGTTTATAAAAAGCGCCGTGCTCTTTTAGAAGAGGCGGTTCGTGAAGGTCGTATTATCAGAGGTAAATAAGGAGTAAATTATGATTCCTGCTGCAAGTGGCTACCCCCAACTTACAAACGTTTTTACTGATCCAGTCTACGTCGATAAATTCCTCGACTTGACTTATTGCGCGACGATCTATCCCAATATTTCGGAAACTCGCGCGGAGCTTAGCGATTGCGGTACTCAGGCTATTTTCCGTCGTGAACCGGATGTTGAGATTCGTCCGTATGTCAAGAATCAACAGCTTGAGCATACAACTCCGGATACGTCCACCGTCGTGATGAATATTGACCAGAGCTATTACTTCTCGGTCAAGATCGACGATGTGGACATGAAGCAGATTTGCAATTCGTCTCAGTTGACGGATGCAATCTTCCGACGCGCAGCTTATAAGATCGGCGTTACCATCGACGAGCAAGTCATGGGTACGCAGTTTACTGAAGCTGCTCCGGAAAATCAGGGTCCAAACGCTGGTGTTAGATCCAGAGCCTATAATCTTGGTGAAGTTGGCAACCCGTTCCCTCTCGACAGCGAAAACATTCTCGCTTTTCTTCTGTCGATGAAGATGGTGCTCAAGGAAGCGTGCATTCCGGAAGACGACCTTTTCGTGGTTGTTCCTCCGCGAATAGAACTTCTTTTGATGACCTCAGAACTTTCTAACTGCTTTACCACCTGCACTACTTGGTCGCCATTAATTGAGGGCTATACGCCTCCAAAAGTGGCAGGCTTTGAGGTTTATGTTTCCAACCACGTTCCGTCTGTTGTTGACGCTGGCGTTAATCAGCAGGCGTGGTGGATCATTGCAGGTTCTAAATCGGCTACTGGTTTCGTTGCGCAGTTAGACAAAACTCGTGATGCAACTAGCGCTGATTTCTTTGGCGTCCTTTTCCAAGGCTTGGCTCTTTGGGGTACTAAAGTTCTCTACCCTGAGCGCCTTGCTGTTGGTTACGTTTACGCGGCCTAATAGGAGATAGTTCCATGGCAACCCACGAACTTTATATCGGCGGTCCAGCCAATACAAGCCTGCCTGTTGGGCAGATGTTCCCTAAACCTACGTTTAGTAACGCTGTGCCTTCAGCGGTTGCTGGACATAGAGGATCCGCTGTTTTTAGCTTAACTCGCGATCTTCATTTTGATAAGACTCGCGAAGGTGGCCCAAGTGTTCTTCAGTATTTTGATAACAACACCGTTGTTGTTGGAGATCGGCTTGGCCTTGTCATCATTCCAGCTAAGACCATCCTTTTAGCTATTCATGTGGATGTTGTTGGCACCGCTTCTGGAGTTCAGTTCACGCTTGCTCTTAGAAACGGCAATGACTTCCCGAATAATAGCTACCACATGGACGTTGTCAATTCCTTCGTTCTTAATGCTTATGGCGAAGTTATTGGCGATGCTTACGGCAGCGGTGATATGTATTCGGCTGATGGGTGTTGTCCGCGTTATTTCGAGCAATCAAATATGCTCGACCTTATCATCGTCAGCACTCCAGGTAACAATGAGATCGCGGGCACGTTTACTAGAGATACTAGGATTCGCATTTCCCCGATTGTCATTAATCCGTTAGCCGGTACTCCGTAATGAAACTTGTAAAAGGTGTTCAGTACGTTAAAGTGCTTTCGAGTGGCCTGATTTATCAGGCCACTCCGGCTTTACTTAAAAAGCCTGGTGTAGTCGCTTTTGTTTATGACGGTTCAGATGTGGCCAAAGTCGAAGTCACTGTCGATAAAAAGCCGCAAGAACTCAATAAAATTGAAATTCCAAAGATTAGCTAATATGGGACTCTCTCGTGCTCCTTCGCGAGTTAATAAAGTACGTTTCGGAGCAGCTTAACGACCAAGAGCCGGGATACGAATACACCCGCTGGTCTAAACAACTTCTTGTTAACTACTATAACGACGCTTTATCTGCTCTGGCAAGTTTTAGGCCGGATGCAATAAGCGTCGTTTCTTTTTTCACTCTTGTTCCTGGAAGATTACAACAACTTCCGCCTTCTATGGGCGAGTTTGTCGCTATCGTTGATGGCGGTGATGGTAGAAAAGTGAGGACTGCTGATAGCGTTTTGGCTTCTTCATATAACAAGAATTCATGCTGCCCTGTTCCAACAAGGTTAGATTGTAATGGTAACCCACTTCCTTACGTGGTTACTAGTGTCACTTTTGATAGAGACGATCCAGATACGTTTTTTGTCTGGCCTCCAGTACCTATAGGAGTTTCGCCTACTGTTAAGGTGCGGCACAGGCCGATAACGCTTAATTTTACTCTTTCTGATTGGGACAACCCAGTTGTCTTTGATCTAAAATACTTAGCTCCTATAGTGAGTTATATGTTAAAACGTGCAAATGAGCTTGATATGGAGTCTCAAGCGTCCGTTGCTGCGGCGCGTGATTACATGAGAGAGTTCTTGCTACTTATGGATGCTGAATATAGACAGCGGTCCAGAGCCAATAGTGGGTGGTTTGGTGGTCAAAAAGGTGACCCAAAAGCTAGAGTGCAGTAATGGACTCCGTCATATTTATTTCAACTCCTACAAAAACTTACGCGGACATTCTTCCGTTAGTTCTGCCCTTTGCTAACACTTTGCCTGAAGAACTAGCTATCGAACTTATTAGACAATCTACTATTGAGTTTGCTAGACAGACAGGTGTTTTGAGGGATATTGCTGTAATAAATGCGGAACCGAATGTACTGAATTATAACGTCTACACCACAGATAATTACAATATAGATAGAGTTGTTGGAGTCGTATTTTCAAAAGACTGTATAAATCCAAAAGTTGTTTTCAAACCTCCGCATCATATTGAGCTTTCAAGAAGCGTTGGTAAAAAACAGCACGGTCAAGTTGAGCTAATAGTAGTTCCGAATCAGTCTTGCTTTTATATAGAAGACGCTCTTTATGAGCTTCATGCAAAAGATATCGCTGCTGGCGCTTTAGCAGAAGCGCATAAAATTCCGGATCAGCCGTTTACTTCGCCAGACATGGCAATCATACGTTCTAGAGAATTTCGAGCTGGAATCAATAATGCGCGCACTCGCGATCTGAAACGTGGTAGTGAGCGATCTATGCACATGACTGCGCCGAGGTTTGTGTGATACGTAGATACACAATTCCTAGAGTAACTAAGCGTACTATGCGGTTATGTATTACGCTCGCTATGCGCAATATGCCGCCCAGTACGGAGGGGCCTTCGCAAGTTTGCGAAAACATTTTTTGCCAAGACGAAGAAGTAGCTTTGTTTATTCATAAGTTTGCTCCAAAAGGTTGGAAAATTCCACACCCGATTATTAAGTATTCACAGTATACTCTTGATGGTGGAACCCTTTGTTTTCCGATAGATGACTTACTTTTTCAACAACCATACGGGCGCTATCAAGGTAAAGTTTATAAGGGGTCTCTGCTAGTTGGGTACGTAGAATTTGATTACGACGAGTCGATGGATGCCATCGACATGCGTGTTGAAAATAGTGAAGCACCTATTTGTGCAGCATGTGAGTAATTATGTACAAGTTTATACCATTGTTTTCTTCTAAGTTAGTAGCCCCGCTTGCGAGCGGGGCTACGGCTATGCAGATACAGGCTGCTGATGCAGCTTTTTTGGCTACGGAGCTTGCTGGAGGAAAGTGGACTTACGTAGCATTTGCTGATGATTCTTACCGCGAGGTTGTGCGAATCACCGGAATTAGTGGTACTTTCGCATCTATAGTTAGAGGGCTTGATGGCACCACTGCGAGAGCGTGGAATGCAAACGATTGCTTTACTTCTGTATTAGGGCCTAGTGCTATCTTTGATTTAGTTACTCAAGCGGCTGTCGATACGAGTTTAAGTATTACTGGAGCGGGCGCTGTTACTGTATCACAACCGAGTCCTCGCAATTATGTTATTTCTGCTCCGGCTACTAATGTACAGGCTTGTACCGATAATGCTATCGAAGTTTTAGGTAGCTTTCCTAACTTTACTATCTGTATTGATAGAGCAGCTCTTGGAACTGGCTGCACTGTTTCATCTCCGCCAAGTTTGCCCATGCCAGATGCGGGCGAGTTAATAGTAGGCGGAGGGATTATTGATGTAGTTTATGACGACACTATAGGAGTTTACTCTATATCGGCGCCGCCAGTTACTATTACAGGCGGAACGCACATTTCTGTAACAGGCTCTTACCCTAACTTTACTATAGATTATACTGGTCCCATTGGTGGAACCGGTACAGTTACGAGCGTCTCTGCTGGTTCAGGCATAGTCATTACCGGAGTTCCTTCAGTTACGCCAGTAGTTAATCTTACAAACACTGGAGTTGTTTCTGGAAACTATGCAGGTTTTCAGGTCGATGCACAGGGGCGCATATCTAGCATACCAGTGACCCCTGGTCCGCATTCTGGACCTATAATGGTGTACGACCTGTTTAGTGATATAGAAACAACTAACGCTCTATCATTATCTCGTTCTGGCCATGCGGTTACGTTGCAGGCGCACCCGGCTTCGACAGCGGTGGACGGGTGGGGCGTAATCCGCCTTGCGCCGCCTACGGCGGCGGAATCTCGGGATGCCGGGGACAGCCTACGGGCTGTGTCGCCTGCGGGCCTAGACGCTGTTCTGAACGCTTTTGGCGCGGGTGTGACGCAGGGCACGCTTGGAGCGGCTTCAGGAGAGGCGGCGGCCTCGTATTCGATTACTGCGGCTTCGACAGTTGTTACTGTTCCGGCGGGGCAGGCTTTGTTTTTACTTGCCAACACTGTAGCAACTCATTCGACTACACCAACAACGTCAGTTGCGGATTACGGAATAGGCATTTTTGTTGATAGTTCGCTTGTTGCAGGAACAAGAATTGTTCCAGGAAATACTCAAACATTAATGGCACGAGTTACAGGCTCTGGGCCTAGAGTTGTAGAACTTAAGCATACAGCGCTTCCAAGTGGTTTTTCTCTCACTACTTCTCAGTTAAGTTACCTATTGGTTAAAGCATAATGGCTTCCATTCGTTTAACTAGTTTTAGTGGTCTTAGACCAAAAGCTAGCCCAAAATTATTATCAAACAATGAAGCTCAAATTGCGCGAAACGTTGAGTTACGCGACGGTAAGTTGCGCCCTAGTTATGACTGGATACTTATTAGACCTGGTAGTTTTACAACTTTAATAGGCTCATCTCTTAGTTATTTAGGTGCTTCTAGTCGGCAAGAATGGTTTCTTTATGAAAATGATTTAGGACTTAGCAGCACTAAAATAAATGGTTCTAATGTTATTCAGAGAACAGTACCGCCATCTGTGGCACCAAAACCTGTTCCATTAGTTTACCCACCAGGTTTTCTTAATTTTGGTTTTTACTGGGCATTTATTATTTCTGAAAATCGTGTTCAAAGATCTCTAACTACAACTCCTATTGCAAGAACTTATGCCATAACTTATCAAAATCGCGATGGCGAGTCCCCTCCCATAATCTTAGATGTGGAAGTTGGGTCGGCTGGAATACCTTTTTATGAAGGAGATATCTTACAGTTAGAGATAGGTCTTAGAGGCGAGCTTTTCACTTACGAAACACCATACTTTAAGATATATAGAACTATTTCAAAACCTCATACTGGAGAGAAATTAGACTATAATTTTGAAACGGATTTTTTACTCGTAGCAGAGATACAGCCGTCGCAGATAGTTCAGATTACTCCCACCGCCAGAAAATTTACTTTTATAGACGACTTCTTTGATAGAGACCTAAAGCACAAGTCTATAACGTCTTTCGATAATATCGGCCCTTGTGGAACTTTCTCCCATTTGGGGCGCTTAGAAAGCGGCAGATACTGGCTTTATGGAGTTTCTGAACATGCCAATGCGTATGAATTAGATACTCTCTGTGTTTCAAAATTAAATAATAAATACGCCTGGCCAGTAGCTAATAAAATAAGGTTGAATAAGAACCCAAGAATACCTAGTATAGATTTACGATTTCCTAATACAGGCACATTGTTCGCTAACGATGTCGTGTCTTTTAAAAATAGCGTAATTTTTGGCACTAGCGAAAAACCTATAGTTGTAGAAGTTGTTGAGACTGAGTCAGGCCCACAGTTTAAGCAAACTATAGTAGATTTAGATGAACCGTGTATTCGCGGTACGCTATGTGCGACTGAATTTGGCGCTGTATACATGAGTTTAAATGGCATAGTAGCTATTAATGGTACGCAAGCAACTATGCTTACCAAAGAAATGTTTGAATTTGGTAACGTTTTTTGGAGGCCAGAAGTAAATCAAACCCAACCACGTTACGCATTTTACTGGGACGGTAGGTACTATATTGTCGGGCTTTTAAGTAGAACAGAAGGTCTGTGTCTACAAATAAACCCCAATGCACATTCAGTGGATTTCGGCCCTTTAACTACTTTTACTCACCCGCCTTTAACTTACCATCCTTCTCCATACAGAGCTTTAGAGTACCCACTATTTGCTACAGCTCTCTTTGATGAAGGAATTTTTGTTCTACCTAGAAATTCAAGTTTTGTTGGAACTTCTTTTCAACCGCCTTTTAATGTTCTTAGACCCACTTTCAAAAACTATCTGTGGCGTTCTAAAAAATTTATAATGCCTGGCTTGACATCATTTGCTGCTGCTAAAGTAGTTCATGACGCCTCTGGCCCACTTGCTGTGAACTTTTATGTTGACGGAAAACTTGCTTTTAGTCGGGACATAGATCACAGCGAGCCGTTTAGAATTCCACGTAGTCGCAGAGGCATTGAGTGGGAGATTGAGCTTTGCGGTAGCTCTGTTGTTGAAGAAGTTCATCTGGCTACGAGTATGGCAGAATTAACGGAGTCTTACAATAATGACGCTGAATGACCCCAACGTTAAACACGTCGCTTTAATTGGCGCTGCGCGTGAAGTCGCTATGAAGTACCTTCAACCTCAAGAACTTCGCGAAGATGCAGCTTATATGGCGGATGCTGTAGCTGCGACCGAAGTTTGGGTGCAGGTTACTGTCATAGCCAAAGCATTTATGGAACCTACGAAGGCGAACGTTAGATCAGCGCTTATGTATGTTCTGTGCGGAGTAATGGCTGACAACATTTTTTGGAGAAAGGCTAATCCGATTATTAGCCCTGTATTAGCAAACGCGCTTTTAAAAATGTGCGAAGGATACGCTCTTGATGCAGATTTTCCAAACAAAAACGAGCTTACAGAGGAGTTAGCGGCTGCTAGTAAATACGCCATACTTGACGTCTACGGCGTGATTCTGTACGCTTTAGGCGGGTACTCGATGGCGACTTCAAGTGCTGTCGAAGCTAAGAAAGAAATGGCAAAATTACTGTTTGGTGCCTAATGGGCGTTGACGCTAGCTTCATTATAGCTGCTGAAGTAGCCGCTGCCACAGCAGCGGTACTTACTATTGACGAGTCGATGGACATGGCCCGCGTATCTAAACGATATGCGGATATATACAAAGAAAAAGACGACCACTATTTCACAATTTTTAGAAATAACTCTGAGTTAGTTTTTATAAATGAGATCTGGTCGTTACCGATACCTGCATACGATTTTGTTGGGCAGAGAAATAGAATACCTTTTAACCCGTTTATAGGGGCAATGCCTGGCGGTGCAGGAATAAGTTCACCTATATCGGCTTATTTATATTCTGAATTGACGATTTTGCAAGGAGCAATATTTGCTGATATCGGTAACTACTTATTTGCTTTTGAAAAAGAGCGTGTTCGTATTGAAGATGATCGTCGATTTGAGTATCGTCTGAACGTCGTAAATACAGGGTTAGGATTGGCGAATGATGTTCGCGAACGCTTGAGTAATTCTCTTGCGATGCTCGAAGATGCGACCAATAATAAAGCAGATAATTATGCTAGTTTAAGTAACGAAATTTTTCAAATCTCTGGTTTCAGAGATAGGTTAGCACAAGAACCAATTCCACCTTCAATCCGGTTTGACGCTCCAGTGGTTGGAAGAAGCCCGGCTAGCGTATTAGATATTCAATTTGAAAGAAACCAGATAGGCGTTGTTAGCAGACTTTCGGATATAGATTCGTGAATAATACCAGCCAATTTGTTGTTAACGGCGCTAGAATGAATCGCGTTGAACGCGCTTCATTTGGTGGCCTCCATCTTTGGGGCTATGCTATTGCGACTGCTGCTGAAATAAGAGTTATACGTGAGCAACGTAGAACTATAGAAACTTATTACGACATTGCTAAAAGAGACCATGATTTTTGGAAGATTAACTATCGTTCTAAAGAAGTAGATCTACGCAATGAAGTTTTTTCTGTATTTCCAGCTACACCTAATTACAGAGAAAACTCTGGATTAGAAGTTTTTGATATTCCTAAAATCCTTAAAGCTCAACACCAACTGGAAGAAGTAACTCCAGAATGGCAGAGTGGTCTTAGGTATAAAATAGCCGTTGAAAGTGCTAAAAGACAGATGCTTGCTAGAGCAGCAGGTTTCGTTCTTGCTTATAGATATAACTACGCATACGCTGAAAGAGAGAATATTAAACGTATTGCACGTAGGCAAGCCGTCGTTAATTTGGGCATTCGTGCTGGTAATATAGCGAGTGCTGGTTTAGGTCAGATGACTGCGCGTGCGGTAAGTTCGTTACGTCAAGTGCAAGGGACTTTTGGCGCACTGCGTCAAGATTTTGGTCGTGCTGCTGGATTCTTAGATAGACTGAGGGCTTAACGATGAGCCGAAATGTTTTCGCTACTCCTTTTAGCAGCTATCTTACTGGTTATTTAGCTGCTGATGATATGCTTCGACAGAATAAGGAACTTAAGTCGCGGCTTCAAAGTGAAGAACTTAACCGTAGGCTTAGTGAACAGGCATATCGTCTTAATGAAGAGCTAAATCCACTTAAAATAAGCGCTGCTAGAAACGCAAATAATTTAAACCTTTATATGCACGGTGACGAAGGGGTGCTTCCAGCAAACGCGCCTATCGTTCGTGATGTGATGGCAGGTATTTTACAAAAAGAGTTTGGAGCGTCTCAGTTAGAGCTTGACGATGCCGCAAACCGCTACGCGCAGTTTGGTGATCCAAGCGGCTATGTTCAGATGTTTGCCCGTAGAGGAATGCAAGCTGTACCAAGTTCTGACGGTCTCACTATAACTTCTGCTGATGGAAGCACGTCGTTTCTTAAATGGGAAGACTTAGCTAGAGGAAATCCGGTTTATTTTAGCCGAGCTTTGGATATCGCAAAAACTCGCGATAGGCCCTCTAGCTCAATGGGTATGCCGACTATTTCTAGCTTTTTTGGTATAGGTGGCGTTCCTCAGTCTACTAATCAGACTTTAAACGAAACCGCTAACCAACCTTCTAATGAACTTACTGCTCCACCTAACTCGCGTGGTTCGTCGCCTAAGCAAAACAGCCGAGTTCCAGAATTATCCAGACAGATAGACAATTATTTTCTGAAGTTTTATGGCACCACTTTAAACGACGGCTCGAATAATTTAACTACAGAAGATGTAGACAGGTGGAGTCCGTATATTCGACAGAGTAATAACCAGCAAAACAGCTTTAATCCTGATTATTTAAAGAAAGCTATAATCTCTATCGAATCTTCTGGAAACCCAAATGCTGTTAGTCCAAAAGGCGCTATCGGTTTGATGCAAGTTAAACCCACAACAGCGATGAATCCTGGGTTCTATGAATATGGCGCCCGAGACGTGTTTTCAGTTGCTGATGAATTAGGTATTCCTTATTCGGCTCGCACTGAACAAGAAGCCGCTCGTTTATTGTTTATTCCTGAAATTAACGAACGTGTAGGTTGGAGCTATTTTACAGCGCTTTTAAATAGATTTGGAAGTGTAAACGAAGCGCTTGCGGCGTATAATATGGGTGCTGGAAATCTTCAAGAACATCTTAGAAGAAATGGCGGTCTTAACTTAGACAAATTACCGCGTGAAACCAGAGAGTACATTCCAAAAGCTCTTGCTGCCTTAAACGATATTATACGTAGCGAAGAGTCTAGCGCTTTAATGGCGTATTAAGGTGTTAAAATGGACTACACCAAACTATATGGCGATGTTCCTCTTAGTGAGGCAGCTAAAGAACATCGAGAGTTTTACGAAGATGCCGTCGCCAATGCTCTTGCCGACGACGATTCGGTTATGCGCTATGAAGCTAGCGAAGAGTACACAAAACCAAAGTACAAAGAACCGTCCGTAATAGCTAAGTACGGTTTAGATAAAATGGGCCTAGTGCTTGACCCGGATGGAGAAACTTATGTAGCATACAACCCGTCGGAGTATCAGCCGAAAACTGATATTTTTCCGATCGACCGTATGCGCCTTCGTCAGTTTCTTCGTGACTTACTGGATGCCGTCTAATGATTCGCCCACCTTTTGACCCGCTTACTTTGTATCCTGAACTTGAGGTTAACACCGCACCTCAGCAGTTTGTGCAGCCTGTTAGTATAGTCCCATTCCCGACTTATGCTAAAGAGTGGCTAACTAAAAGTGGGTACACTACTCCAGAAAGTATTAAGTCGTTTGTTGAAAGCCAAGAATTTGACAATCTTTTTGCAACTTACGTTCGCGACGTAGGTTCTGGAACTCTTGCTAAAACTTTTAATACTACTCAGGCTGATATAGCGAATCGTGCGCTTTCAGAGTGGCATACATTCGGGCGTGCTGCAGCGGCTAACACGCTTCTTAACGAGTTTAATGCCGCCAGAACAGCGGATTCTCAAGAAGACGAAATCGAAAAGACAATAGACAACTTCGGCGTTACGTCACAAGCCGGAGCTTTTTTGCGTGGGTTAGGTAAAGGTGTAGCCTCGACAGCAGGCGGGCTTGTTGGTTTAGTATCTCCAGAATCTGGCGCGGCTGTAGAAAATTTTGGCGAGCAGCTTTTTGATTACAGCGATCCGCTTATTCGCGCCGCTCGCGATCAGGCGTGGCAGCGTGCAATAGAAGAGTTTGATGCTGGCAATTACGGAGTTGCGGCTAAAACAATCTTAAGCAACCCGATTACCCGTAGTGAACTTGCGGGTATGGGTGTTTCGTTTTTAGGCACTGGTGCTGCCGTTCGTGGTGCGCTTTCAGTTTTAGGTAGAGTTAAAGCTGCTGGAGGTGTTGCAAACGCACTTAAAGCGCGTACTGGAACGATTACTGCAGGAATCGAATCCGCGTCGATTCCTGGTATGGCGGCTAATGAGGCTTATCAACGTGCTACAGAAGCTGGAGCGTCTTCTGAGGAAGCTGAGCGCATTGCACGTGAAGCGATGACTAGCAAGGAAGCATTAGGCGCAGCAGCTATTGGAGTTGTTCCGATAGCTGAAACTGTGATGAATACTGGACGCGCTGCGATGCGCGGTAATGCACTTGCGCGAAGCCTTAAAGTTGGTGCAGCTAAAGTGCCGTTAGAGGCCGCGCAAGAAGCTGCTCAGGAATATGGAGAAGCAAAAGCTGTTCAAAACGCTCTTATAGGAGCAGGGCCGCAGTACGCTGATCAAGCGTCAGATATTCGCCCTGGGTTTAATGCACTTATCGGCGGTATTGCTGGCGGGCTTGCTGGTGGAGTAGCTGGCGGAGTTCAAGGAGCACTTAGTCCAGAAGCGCCTGCGGAGAATCCATTACTGCGTGGTGCTGCGGGCCAACCTGCGGGCCAGTCTGCTACGGGCCAGCCCGCCATGAGTCCGACTGCGGGCCAGTCTGCTACGGGCCAGCCCGCCATGAGTCCGACTGCGGGCCAGTCTGCTACGGGCCAGCCCGCCATGAGTCCGACTGCGGGCCAGTCTGCTATGGACCAGCCCGCCATGAGTCCGACTGCGGACCAGTCCGTCGCGGATTCAGCTACTCGTGTTAATCCGCTCATACGGCAACCAGTTGAAACTGTCGAACAACTTGCAGACGTTATTGCGTCTCGTAGATCGTTAATTGAGCGGCTTCCGTTAAGTATTACTAAGCAAGAAGTTTTAGCTCAATTACAAAATATTCAGAGCGGGCTTCAAGAATATGAAAATGTAATCAATCAGCTAAACATTCGTTCTAAAGGTATTGTAGGACCTCCTATTTCTAGTGAACTAGCTATTGTTAGAGCTTTTAATAGACGTCCTCAGTCCGCAAATCTTAAAGTTTTAGAAGCTATTGCTCAGTCTGAAATGACTAATCGCATAGCTTCTGCAGCTGAACGACTTTCTAAAACTCCTGAGTTCATTTTAGATGAAGACGTTGCTTTAGTTTCTAAAGCGCTTGGCGTTCCTCAACAAAAAATTTCCGATACGCCAAGAGGCAAAGCAACTCAGCTTGCCAATATTGTCGCTACATATAGAGAAGCAGTTAAGAATACCCAAACCGAAAGACAAGATATACTTCGGAGACTGCAACGGGCTAGAGTAACGAATCCGTTAGTTACATCACAAGCCGCTCCGCAGGCCGCTCCGCAAGCTGCCCCGCAAGCTGCCCCGCAAGCTGCCCCGCAGGCCACTGCTTCGCAGAACGTCTTACAGGCTGCCCCGCAGGCCGCTTCAGCCGCTCCGGTCGCTCCGCAGGTTGACACGCAGGTCA